TAGAGGTAAAGAAAGAAGATGGTTAGGTGATTATAATGGTTGTAACTGCCCTATTAAGGCTAAAGTTAATTCTCCTACATCACAATGTCCACTAGGTAAATGGTAGTATATGGTAAAGCAATTTCAAATATTAGTAGACTGGTATAAGATTGATAAGAAAGGTAAGCAAACTATAGTTAAGCGTAACCTAGCTATCAATAGAGAGTTTGATGTAAACAATATACTAATAGCTGAATTTGTTAATGATAATGGTAGTATAATTAAGCGTTATAGTCTTATAATTGATAAAGAAAAAGGTGATCAGTATAAGCTTAATATGCCTTACAAAAAGGCTATAGAGTATGTAAAACATACTAGTGATGATAGATTAACAGTTAAGGGTTTTGCCGCTTACATTAAAACAAAGAAATAATGATACCAAAGTCATTTAAAATATTTAATACTACATGGACTGTTAAGCAAGTTCATAAGATTGATAACCTTGGTTCATTAGGTTTATGTAACCATAGTTTAGCTAGTATTAGTCTTAGGCGTAATTTAAAAAAGGATGTTAAGGAAGCTACCTTTTATCATGAACTAGTGCATGCTATACTTGATACACTCAATTATGAAAAGTTATCAAATGATGAAAAGTTTGTTGATACATTTGGTCAAGCCTTACACCAAGTAATAAAAACATCAGAATATGGAAAATAATAGTCTAATAGAAAGACATACTTTAGGTGATGGTGAAACTAAAAAAATAAATGTAGTAACAGCATTACAAGAAATAGATGTAAGATTAAGAACTTTACATTTACAAATAAAAGAACTACAAGAAGCATTGATGGGTGCAGCTACCTTAGTTAAGGAACTTAATGAAAGAGTTGATAAGGTAGCACCTAAGATTGATATAGTTAGCATGGATGAAGCTAAGAAAATATTAAGTAAATAATATGAGGATATTAGATATAAAGAATGGTAAGTTAGAGATTACTCCTGAAGCATTAGGTCTTAAGTACTTTAAGACTCTATGGGACAGGGATAAATCTAAGGACAAAACTAAAGCCTATAATGATATACTATATGTGTATTATTATTGTGATTTTAAGAGTCCCTTCTTTAAGTATCCTCCTAAAGAAAGAGAATTACTAATAAAGGAAGAAGTCCTGAGTAACAAGGACTATAAAATAGACAAGGATGTCCTCTCAGCTATAGATGGCTACTCTGAAATAAGTAAGACCCCAATTATGAAGATGTTGGAAGGGGCCAGTGTAGCTATCTATAATATGAGAAATCACCTTGTAAATAAGGACATAGATCCTGATACTGCACAAAAGATAATAATTAACTTACCTAAGATGATTGCTGCTCTCAATGAGGCTAATGAAGCTGCACAAAGAGAATTATCAGCACAGTCTAGGGTAAGAGGAAACCAACAAATAAGCCTGCTTGAACAGGGAGAATTATAATTATGTTAAAACCACTACCAAGGCTAATGCCTTCAGAATCTAAAACTGATCTACCAGCTTATCTCTTCTCAGTAAGAGATTCAGCTCACTTTACACACATTTACCAAAAAGACAATACACTTTCTACACACCTAGCATTAGGTGAGTATTATGAAGGTCTTATAGGCTTTATAGATGAATTTACTGAGTGTTATTCAGGTCTATATGGTAAACAAAAGATTTCTATACCTGCTACTAGCATTATGGAGAATCCAGCTAAAGATTTAATGACTGTGTATGAAACTATAGAGTCTAAGCGTAAAGCTATTAAAGAATCATTTTTACAAAATATTATTGATGAGATACAAGCTTTAACAGCTAGAACACTATATAAACTTAAATTTGTACAATAATCAGATGGGTAGTAATATAAAATATGTTCCACCAGTAGAAAAGTTCCTAGGTTCTGATGAGTTTAGTTACCTAGCTAAGTTCTATAATGAGCATGGAGTATATACTACCCTTACTGAAGATACATTTCAATGGAAAGAGTTTTGGAAGGATGTTAAACAAAAGTGTTTAGCAGGATTTACTAATAGTCATGGTATAAAGATTACTGGTCAACATTTCTTTTATCTAAACTTTGTACAAATACTTGGTGTAGCTAAAGGTAAAAATAAGAAAACTAAAATATTCCCTAAGTTTGTTGATCTAGATTATGATTGGTTTTGGGTAGTAGACTATTGTAGAAACAATGGTTTAAACTTATGTCAGGTTAAAGGTAGACGTCAAGGGTGTTCATATAAAGCAGGAGCAGTAACAGCACATGAATTTACTTTTTATAAGGATTCTAAAAATATTATATCGGCTTTTTTATCAGATTTCTCAGATAATACAATGACTTTTGCTTTGGATAACCTAAACTTCTTAAAAACCAATACACCATTTGGTCATTTAAGGGATCCTGATAAAAGTAATTATGTACAATCTAGGTATAAGATTGATGTAGGCGGTGTTAAAGTCTATAAAGGCTATAATAGTGTTATAGAGTCTATAACATTTAAGGATAAACCAACAGCCGCTGTAGGTAAATCTTGTACATGGCTTGTAATGGATGAGGCAGGTGTATGGCCTAACATTATACAAGCATGGGGTTACTCAGAACCACTAGTAAGAGATGGTAATATTGCCACAGGTACTGCATTAATGTTTGGTTCTGCAGGATCTATGGAAGGTGGGTCACAATACTTCTATGATATATTCATTAATCCTAGTAAGTATAACATGCTTGGGTTTCCTGATCCTGAAAATGAGGGTAAGGAAATAGGTTATTTTAGTCCATCAACTAAGGGTAGGTGGGGTACTTGTAAAAACCCTACTTCTAAATGGTTTAAACAACCAATGGTTGATGATGATGGTAACTCTAATGAGGATGCTGCTACTGATGATATATTATGGGAAAGAGATGAGGCTAGGGGATCTGCTAATCCTCAGCGTTTACATGAGAAGATTACTCAGTATCCATTAACTTACCAGGAAGCATTCCTAAGAAGTAAGGGTGCTATATTTGCTGGACCAGAACTTGCTGAATGGCTAGCTAAAGTTGAGACAACAGCTATTATTAGGGAAGATAAAAAAGTAGGTGAGCTATATTTTGATAGTTCAAATAAACTACAATTTAGACTTAACCCTGATTTAAAAGAGATTACTGATTTTCCTATTAAGCCTGGTGATAGTAGTATTGATAAAACAGGTGCTATAATTATATATGAAGATCCTGAGAAGGTTAATGGTGATGTACCATCTACTTTATATATAGCAGGATGTGACCCTTATGATCAAGATAAATCACAAACAGGATCATTAGGATCATTCTTTGTGTATAAAAGATTTTATAGGGCTGATAGGACACATGATATTATTGTTGCTGAGTATACAGGTAGACCACAGTTTGCTGATGATTTTTATGAGAACTGTCGTAAATTATGTTTATACTACAATGCTAAAGTATTGTATGAAAATCAGCTTAAAGGATTTAAAGGATATTTTGAACAAAAAAATAGCTTACATTATTTGTATGAGCAACCACAAATTATTAGGGATATAGTTAAGGATAGTAGGGTTATGCGTGGTTATGGTATACACATGCAAAGAGGTAATGCTGGTAGTTCAGGGATTAAGGATACTTGTGAGTTATACTTAAAAGATTGGTTATACACAGAAAGAGTTGACATTGATGGTAGAAAAGTATTAAATTTACACACAATTAAATCATTAGGTTTATTAAAAGAATTAATAGCTTATGATCCACAAGGTAACTACGATAGAGTAATAGCTTTTATGTTGTGTATACTACAATCTAAAGAACTACATAAGATACATTTGCAGGATATGGTTATGAATAACCCTAATAATCCTGCTAAATTTCTTGAGAACTTATATCAGAAAAATAGAAGTAAAACTAAATATAAATCACCTTTCATTGTTGGAAAGGATGGTACTGTAACAGCAGGATAATAATAATAAACTATGGCAGACTTTGCTAAATTTGATAAAATACAAGGAGTAACCTACCAAGGATTACCCATACAAAAATTACCCAGGAGTAAGAAAACTAAAGACTGGGCTAAGGCTTGTATAAACTACTATACTAACTATAGGTATAGTGATGGTACTAACCTGCGTTCTAGTAGGTTTAATAAAAAAGTAAACTATGATCTTTATAATGGTAAAGTACATTATAATGATGTTGAGAGAATCTGTGATCCACTAGGTGTTGAAACTAAGATGTGGGCTGACAAATTCCAGCATTATGATGTAATATCTGAACCAATAAGATTATTAATTGGTGAGGAAGCTAAAAGACCTGATAACTCAATGGTTATATGTGAGTCATCTGAAGATCTTACTAGAAAACAAGAAGCAGCTAAAGCCGCAGCTATTAGGATGATAGAAGAAGAGATTGCTGCTGAGATTGAAACACAAGGTCAACAGATGGATCCTAATAATCTTCCTGAGCCTTTAAGAAAGCTTAAAAAATATGAGGCATATACTACACCAGATGTTATTGAGAGTAAAGCTAATAAGCTTTTAAAGCGTGAGAAAAGACGTCTTAATACTAGAGAAATGTTTTCTAGAGGTTGGAAAGATGCTCTTATTGCTGGTGAAGAAATCTATTGGGTAGGTATCCTAAACAATGAAGTAGTTGCTAGACGTGTAAACCCAATTAACGTAAGTATAATCCTAGATGATGATACCCAACATATTGATGATGCACTAGCAGTAGTTGAAGAAAGAATGCTTGCTATACCATCTATACTTGATGAGTATGGTGATGATCTTACTAATGAGGATTTAGAGAATCTACAAATATTATCTAAAGGAAC